TTTTCAGCCGTAGTTAATGGTGGAATTACTGATGCAATATCTCTTAGAGTATTTAACTCTACTACTACCCCTAGATTAGAATTAGATTTTCAAGGAGTAGCAGATCAGTATATAAATGGTTTAGGAGTATTAACTCTTTTCCCAAGCCTAGGAATGTCTAGTTGGACAATTGGTAATGGTACAGGTATTGAACCTGTAACAGACGGAGTAGAAGTTCAGTTTAGAGGTCTAGATAAGATAACTACAAGCGTAGCACTTGTTGGAAGTGACATACAATTAGATATTGATCACGACAACACAACAAGAACAGATACCGTTTCTGCAGTATCACCTGCAGCAGGTGGCACTTTTACAGTAGTAGATTCTGTTACGCAAGATGCAACGGGGCATCCAACTTCAGTAAATGTTAAAACAGTAACGCTACCTAGTTCAGGAAGTGCTATTAATTACACATTTTATGAGGCTAGATATTCAACGGCAGGAAATACTGTAAATGTAAACGTATTAGAAAACACTACAGGAAAAAACTTCTCTTGGTCGAGAAATGTTCTTAATGGAACTATAGATATAACAATGACCCCAAGCATAGGAGTTCCTGACGTTTTAATATTTTGTAATGGTAACGGTGGAGATAAAGGTGCAAAATCACAAGTCTTCTATGAATCATTTGACAATGTTAACCAAATAGTACTGTCTACTATTGATATAGCTACGGGTGCAGATTCATCTTCAGATATAGACGATGGGATGTTCTCAATAAAAATATGGACTAAAGTATAACTATGGATATCAGAAAGATTTCGATAGGTCCTGACTATAAGTCAAGTGCAATGCATTATCTTGTAGGACAAGAGATCTTGGGTGGTAATTACATTATACATTTAATAAAACACGATTACGAAAGAAACTCAGTACTTATTTATATTGAGAAAAGTAATGAAATATTATTGTGGAAAGAATTTACCGCAACAATGCCAATCTCTATAGAGTACAACATAAACTTTTAAAAAATGTCTGAAGGAGAAAGAAGTACTCTTAATGAGAAGATTATATTGCTTGAGCAGAATAAAAAAAATACTAATGATTTCATAGAGCAAATGACAATTGCTGATGAAATTCATAATATTCAAATGAAATTAAATGGAGTAAAACCTACAGACTCATCTATTGACTGTATTGGTTGTGGCTCGTAAATTAAATTATGAAATCACCATTCTGTTTTATTGTTAAACCATTAAGGGGGAGGCGATATAACAACACAAAAAAAGTTGCAGGAATTGATTTAATTATTAGCACCTCGCAAGAAGACTTTAGGTTCTCAAATAGAGAGGCTGAGGTTATACAACTTCCAATAGACTACAAAGGTCCCATTGGTATTGGTGATACGCTTCTAGTACACCACAATGTTTTCAAATATTACAACGACATAAAAGGTAAGCAAAGGAGCGGTAAAAGCTTTTTTAAGGACGACTTGTTTTTTGTTGAGGACGATCAATTTTATTTGTATAAAAATAAAAACGGATGGAACTCACACGACAGGTATTGTTTTGTATTACCTGTAGGTGTAGAGGATTCTTATATTTATAAACCAATTAGCGAAGAGCCATTAGTTGGTATAATGAAGTATCCAAATGATTTCCTAACTTCAAAAGGCGTAAGAGCGGGTGATAAGATTACCTTTAAACCTGGTAGTGAATATGAGTTTGAAGTAGATGGCGAAAAAATATATAGAATGTTTGATCATCAAATAACTATAAAGCTATGACGGGATTTTTTGAAATGCTTGAAGAAAACAATATAGACTTTGATATACTTAGAATGCATTTAAAATCAGAAGAATTTCTAAAAGAAGCGGGTCCTGTTGTAGATGATGGCAATGATACTTATAAAGTTTTAGATTCTGAAATAGATGGTAAAGGAATATTTGCTAGTAAAAATTTTAATGAAGGAGACTTTATAGGATATGCGAAAGTAAATGATACAAGAACTTTAGCAGGTAGGTATACTAATCATTCTGATTTTAACAATGCTAATTTTTATTATATTAAAGAAAACAATAATTCTGTTCTAATAGCAGAAAAGCATATAGATGTTGGTCAAGAAATACTAGTTGATTACAGATACCACACACATAATAAAGAATATTATGAGTAGAGAATGGGATTTTATGGATGAGTTAAATGAAAATAACTATCCAATAAAAAAAGTAAAACGTATTAAGAATGAATACAAAAGAAATAAAATTAGAAATAATCAAGGCAGGTCACGAGGCGGTCAGGCAACTGATCAAGGTAGCGAAGGAGGAGATTATTAAACACGATGCCGAAGATGACATCTCTGCAGACAGATTAAAGAATGCTGCTGCTACTAAGAAGTTAGCGATATTCGATGCGTTTGAAATACTAAGCAGAATAGAATCAGAAAGAGAAGCTATAAATAGTTTGGACAATGGTCCAAGTAAAACAGATACAAAACAAGGATTTGCAGAACGTAGAGCACAGTAGTTTATTTACAACACTAAAAGATGTTGTACCCAAGTCAGTCTTAACTAACAAGAATAAGGCTAAGACCTGGGCATATGGCTACGACTCTAAGTACGACTTTATTGTTATATCTAAAACAGGTGAGATAGGTGAGGTTATAATAATTCAAGGGCTTCGTATTGCCTTACCCTTAGCACCAAAGCATTGTGTTCAAAGACATAAGAAGGCAACAGAACAATATTGGGAACGTCAAGAAATACCTAAAGCTTTAGATAAAATTCAGTCTATATTCAAATGGAATGAAATGGCTACAGAATTTAAGCAGCGTTGGGTGGACTATGTTGAAACTGAATTTGATAGAAGAGATGATGGGCATTGGTTTATGTCTAACGGGAAACCTACATATATAACAGGATCTCATTATATGTATCTTCAATGGACTAGTATTGATGTTGGATATCCCGACTTCAGGGAAGCTAATCGTTTGTTATTTATTTTTTGGGAAGCTTGTAAGGCGGATAAAAGAAGCTTTGGAATGATTTACCTAAAGATCAGGCGTTCAGGTTTTTCTTTTATGTCATCATCTGAATGTGTTAACACGGGTACTTTAGCTAAAGATTCCAGGGTTGGTATCTTATCAAAGACAGGTAGTGATGCTAAGAAAATGTTTACAGATAAAGTAGTTCCTATTAATAGTAGACTACCTTTTTTCTTTAAGCCCATTATGGATGGTATGGATAAACCTAAAACTGAATTAGCTTTTAGAATTCCTGCATCTAAGATTACAAAAAAAAATATGTTTGATTCCAATGACGATGAGTTATATGGACTAGATACCACAATAGATTGGAAGAACACAGACGACAACAGTTATGATGGTGAAAAGCTACTACTTTTAGTTCACGATGAAAGTGGAAAATGGATCAAGCCTAATAATATTTTAAACAATTGGCGTGTTACTAAAACTTGTTTGCGATTAGGTAGTAAGATTATAGGAAAATGTATGATGGGATCAACTTCAAATGCATTAAGCAAGGGGGGTGGTAATTTTAAAAACTTATATAACGACTCTAATGTAATTGAAAGAAACTCAAATGGTCAAACTAAAAGCGGACTATATTCACTTTTCGTTCCTATGGAATGGAATATGGAAGGATTCATTGATCGTTATGGAATGCCTGTTTTTGAAACACCTGAATTACCCGTATTGGGTATTGATGGGGAAATGATTGACCAGGGTGCACTAAACTATTGGCAAAACGAAGTAGATTCTTTAAAGAATGATGCCGATGCTTTAAATGAATATTACCGTCAATTTCCAAGAACTGAGTCTCACGCATTTAGAGATGAAAGTAAGCAGTCTATATTTAATCTTACAAAGATATATCAGCAAATAGACTATAATGATTCTCTTATAATGGCACACCACCTCACAAGAGGAAGTATGTCCTGGAAGAATGGTATAAAGGATAGTGAAGTTATTTTTACTCCTAACGATAGAGGAAGGTTTTATATAGGATGGACTC